ATTCCTTATCTTTTTTCTTAATTTTTTTGAAATATGAAACTATTTATATAAAAAATATATATAATAAAATGGCTGTTAAACAGATAAATAAAAGGATAAAGAAAAAGGATTTTTTTCATAAGAAGGTAGAACAGCAAAATATTGTTAAAGAACAAGAAGTTGTTGAAACAAAGAAAAATAAAGGCAATAAAAAGAATAATACTATGAAACTTGAAGAAATTGCAAAGGCTGAGGAACTTGTTAATAGTATCAATAAGCCAGAAAATGTTAAAATTATTAAAAAGGAAAAAGGCTTGATTGAAAGAACTGAGAGCCAAAAGGTTATTTTAGCAGAAGATAATAGACAAATACTTAATGACTAATACAATGGACAAGGAATTTATTAAAAAAAATAATTTAATGGAATCAGTTAAGAGATTTCATCAAATTTTAGAATATACTAATGCAGCAGGTGCTTTTTCTGTTAATGAAGCAGGAGAAGATGACCCTAATGCAATGCCCCAAGACCCTAATATGGATATGGGAGGAGCACCAGGAATGGATGCAGGTATGGGTGGTGACCCTAATGGAATGCCACAAGACCCTAATATGGATGGTGCTGACCCTAATGGAATGCCACAAGACCCTAATATGGATGGTGCTGACCCTAATATGGGTGCAGGGCCAGAAGGTTTTGCACCACAAGTTCCACAGGGTGCTGACCCAATGGCAATGCCTGAGGGTGAAGAAGAAGAGGAAGAAGAAGTTATTGATGTAGATGAACTTACAGATGCACAAGAAAAAACTGAGGACAAACTTGATAAATTATCTGATAAATTTGAGAAATTATTAAATAAAATTGATAATTTTGAGGCTCAGATTGACCATAGCAATGAAAAGATGGAAGCATTAAAGGCTGAAATTGAGAAGAGGAATCCTACACCAGTTGAAAAACTTTCTCTTAGGACAAGAGATTCTTATCCATTTAGTTTAACTCCTGGTGAATATTGGAAAGACAAGGAACAGAATTCCAATTATAGTACTGAAGATGATGAAAATGGTGCTAATGATAGAATTTATCAAATAACCAAGGATGAAATTGATGATTTTAATGATTATGCAAGTGTTTCTAAAACATTTGATGACTATGACATTAGAAACATGTTTGGGTATTAGAAAATAACTGGATTCTATTTTTAGAATCCAGTTATTTTTGTACTTTTATTTAATTTTTATATATTTGAATTGACTTTTTAGATTATCTTTTAAGATAACATTTTTATATATTAATAATAATTTTTTAAAAAAAAAAACTTTGAAAAAAAATGGGTAATTTAATTAATGTACCAAACATTACTCCTGAGGTTATGAATGGCTTGGACCTCTATGAGAGTAAAACTGCAAGCAAATTTAACAAAAAGAATTATCTTAACACAAGACTTGAAGATGGTGAGACAATTAAAGAAATCACCATTAGGCTTCTTCCAATGGATTTGAAAACAGGATATCCATTTGTCTTAACACATTTCCACAATGTAAAAGTTCCTAAGGATATTTTTGGCTGTGAGTGGAAATCTTATCTATGTTTAAAGAAAAATACAGGTATTGACCATAGTATATATGGTGATAAGTGTCCTTTCTGTGAAATAAATGCAAAAGCATATGAATTATCAGAAAAGGAAACAGATGCAGTTAAAAAAACAGCACTGCAAAAGTTATCTATTGCCAATAAGAGTATTGATACTGTAATTGTAAGATGTATTGAAAGGGGGCATGAAGAAGATGGTGTTAAATTTTGGAAATTTAATATCAGAAAGAAGGATAAAATGGACCCTTTTAATCAGATTATAAGACTTTATAATAGATATCTTCAGAAGTCAAGAGAAAAGGGTTTGCCTGATGAAAATATTCTTGACCTTTTCAATGGTAGGGATTTAATCATAACAATTACTGAGGGTATTGCTGCACCTACAGTACAGTGTGATAATGAAATTACTCCATTGTCAAAGGATGAAGAGCAAATCAAAGCATGGGTTTATGATGAAAAGAAATGGACTGATGTATTTACTCCAAAGGATTATGATTATCTTACACTTGTTTCAGAACAGAAATATCCTTGGTGGGATAAAGAAAATAATAAGTGGGTTGATAGAGAAGAATTCAATAAAAGGAATTCAGATAAGGAAAATGAATTAAAAGAAGAAGAATCACAGGCAGAAGAAGCACTTAAGTCTGAAGAAGTCTCTTCTAAGAAAGAAGAGGATAAGAAATTCATTCAATCAATTGTCATTGAAGACAATGAAGATGACTTACCATTCTAAATAATAATGGACTGGTAGTAAAAACTACCAGTCCATAAATAAAACTCTATTTTTTATGCTTACTTTTCATTTTGGAACAATGGCAAGTGGCAAAAGTTTACATCTTCTTGCTACTGCACATAATTTTCAAGAACATGGCATACCATTTCTCATATTAAAAAGCAAAATTGATACAAGAGATGGAGAAAATGTTGTTTTTTCAAGGGCACTTGGTACTAAAGAATGTATAGTAATTGAAAGTGAGGATAATATTTACTCAATGATTGCAACATATTTACAGATATCTAATAATATTGTAAAATATATTCTTGTAGATGAAGCACAATTTTTAACACCTAAACAAGTTGATGAACTTGCAGCAATTACAGATAATTTAAATATAGACATAATTTGTTATGGTTTAAAAACTGATTTCAGAACAGAATTATTTCCTGCATCAAAGAGACTTTTAGAGATTGCTGATGAAATTAAAGAAATTAGTTCAATTTGTTATTGTGGAAGAAAAACAATGTTTAATGCAAGAATTAATTCAAATAAACAAATTATAACTGATGGTAATCAAATTGAAGTTGGTGGTGATGATAGATATATTGCATTATGTAGAAAATGTTATTTTGAAAAAACAGGATGTAAATATTATAACAAAGATTTAAAAGAAATTTAATTAATTATGGTACAACCATTAAATAAGAAACTAACAAAAGAAGATATTGACAGAATTGTCAATGGTGTTGTTTCACATTTAAGGGAGTCATTTGATAATCCATTTACAATGCCAGAATTTTTGAGGAATTCACCATTAATGGAAGGATATTTTAAGACATATCCAACTGATAAAATTGTTACATATTTACAAAAAAGATATGGTGAATATGCTTCAATTCAAGTAATGGAAAATGAAAATGGTATTGAAGTGTTTATTATTAGTTTTTATGATGACAAAAATAATGAAGAGGTTATTAATAAAGATATGGCACTATGTGGTTATTTCCCATCAATATCACATAGCATAGGCAATATTAAACATGTTCAATATGAGCCAAGACATCAAAACCACATTAATGAAATTGTTCAGGATGTTGAATATATATATCATTTAACACCAACTAATAAAGTAAGAAAGATTTTTAGGAATGGATTAACACCAAGAACAAATAATAAATTATTTAGATATCCAGATAGAATTTATTTTTTCTTGAATGAACCTTATTATGATGATTTACAAAATATTATCCAACAATTCTATAAGGAAGATTTAAAAAAAGCAAGAGAAAATAAAAATTATATCCCATATAGTGATACTTATACACTATTATCAATTGATACTGAAATGGTTAAAAATTGTAATTTTTATTATGACCCTAATCTTTTTGATGCAATCTATACTAAAGATAATATTCCATCACAAGCAATTGATATTGTGGAAGAAATAGAGCAAGAACATTTGAATAAAAAATAAAATTTAGTTAATTATGGCACAACCATTAAAGAAAAAAGAAGTAAAAAGTAATGCAGACAAATTTGCTGCATTAAGAGCCTTTAAAGAAAAAAATAATTTAACAAAAAGTGTTGAAAAAGAACCAAGTTGGCTTATTCTACCTGAGAGTTTCCAAAAAGCAACAAGGCTTGTTGGCATCCCATTGGGATTTTGTTCAAGAGTTAGAGGTAAAAGTAATACTGGTAAATCAACATTAAAACTTGAAGTAATAAAGGCAGCACAAAGACAAGGAATTTTACCTGTTGTATTTGAATTGGAAAATAATTTTGCATGGAAACATGCAAAGGAAATTGGTGTTAATATTGAAGAATATACTGATGAGGAAACAGGTGAAATTATGTATGGCCCTAGTGATGATATGTTATATTATGATACTGCAAAATTATATGAATTATATGGTAAATTTGACCATGAGCATGGTAAATGGTTAAGTAAGCCAAATAGAGATACCTATGTAATTGAAGATGTTGCAATGTGTATTAAAGACCTTATTAGAAGTCAGAAAAATGGTGAAATTCCTTTTGATATGATTTTCATCATTGATTCAATTGGTGTTGGTGATTGTTATAGGGCAGCAGTAAATAATTCATCAAATAATATGTGGTATGCAGGTGCAGTTTCAGTTGCATTCAATACAATTGTAAATGACTTGATTCCAGCATCAAGAAATATTAATTCAGAATATATTAATACATTATTCTTTGTACAAAAGATATGGACTAAGACAACTGCAATGGGATTACCAAGTTCTGTTAGTAAAGGTGGTGAGTCTATGGATTGGGCAGTAAGGATTTCATTCTACCTTGGTGGTATTGAATCTGCAAGTGTTAAAAAATTAACTGCAACTTCAGGTGGTAAGGAGTATAAATATGGAACTAAGACTAAAATACAGGTTGAAAAGAATCATATTTCAGACTTGACATATGAAGGTGAAATATGTTCAACAACACATGGCTTTTGGGACCCAGATAAGTTGGATGAATATAAGAAAACTTATGCTAAAGAAATAAAAGAAAAATTAGCAGAAACTTATCAGATACCTGTTGATTCTGTTGGTGAACTTACCTATGGTGAAGCAGATGAAATTGAACAATAATAATGGTGGAGAATAATTCTCCACCATAAATTTTAAAAATATGATATTATGCCTCAGCCAATTAGAAAAACTGTTATTGAAAAGAAACCTGAGTTAGAAAAAAAGCCATTTTTTACATTAATCATTGATGGTAATAATATGCTTAGGAGATGTTTTGTAGATGATAAATTAAATAGTGAAGGAGTACACTATGGGGCAATATTTCAAGTATTGTTACAAATTAGATTAATGCTACAGAAGAAAGCATTTGATTATGTATATATTTTTTTTGATGGGCATAAAAGTGGATTAGAGAGATATAAATTATATAATGGTTATAAAGCTACTAG